TCTTACTTCAAAGTTTAACATTCTTTTCTTAGCAAATACTCTCATTTCTTTCAAAAAATCATACCATTTTGTTTTTATAGATGAATCGTTTGAATTAAATAGGTTCTCACTGTACATTACTACAATACTTTTTTCATCTAAACTAACGCTTACTTTACCACCTTGATTTCCGTATTCAAAGTCATAAAAGCGCGAATCGCTAGGTAAATTAGTAACAGCACCTTCAGCATTGCCTATAGTGATGTTTTTAAACCTACCGCGTAGTTTAGAAAACAGTTCTTCGCCAATTTTGTTTAAGTCTTTCATGTTAATATTTATCAATAATTGTTACTAACGAAGATTGGCATTGGTTCAACATAATCCCCGTGTTGATCTGATTGATTAAAGGTATCATAGATTCTAGGATCCCAATCTTTGAGTACATCCATCATTCTAAGTGCTAGTAGCGTTGCACTGATTAAATCGTCAGTTTGCCCTAGTTTTGCATTATAACTTGACCCTGTAGCCACGTAACTTTTAAGTTCACTTATCATAGGCTTGCTATGTAGAATCATTTTATCATTTTCAATCATAGTCTTTAATCGACTACATGCTGTTACTTTAGAGCCGTGTGTAGTATTAAATCCTTTTCTAAACTTGCGTACATGTCCTTTTCTAATTGGTTCACTTACAAATAGTCCGGGTATGTTTTCTTCACCGAAGTCATTTATAACAATAAGTGCGGCTTCGCCTAATCCATTATTCTCTACACTCCAATAGATTGTACTTGCATCACCTGTTTCTTGTTCAATGTGTTTACATATATCTGTCATTATTCTTATCTGTGCAGGAATAGCAGTTTGATTGTGTTGCCATTCTGCTACTTGTTCGTAACTTGGTAATTCAAATACCTGTATAGCGGCATTATCACCACCAGTGCCCATACTAGGATCGAGTGCTACCGCATATGTATATTCCCTACTAGGTTTTTTATACCAACGTGTTTGCCCCATATTAACAATAGGAGCATCGCCTTCCATAGCCGCAAGTTTAATTGAATTAATTAATGTTTCATCATATACTAAGAATTCGCAATCGTATTCTCGTTTAAATCTTTCTTCACCAATACGTCCTAGTTCTTCGTCTTTCCATGCCTCATCTCTATCTGGATGTTCTTGCCAGTAACTACGGAAACTATGAAAGCCATTACGTCCTACTTCATTTTCATTACCGTGTTCGTCAAACTTATCTTCTGCTTGTTTCCAAATAGTAGCAAAGGTATCTTCATCTGAGTTTGGTGTGCTTGTAAGAATAGCACGACCACCTGTTGCTAGTGTAGGTGATATTGATGTCCAAAAGTCTGTGGCAACGTTTGGCATAACAAATGCAAACTCATCACAGTATAGTAATGATATACTCATACCACGTCCTGTGTTACCTGTTGTTGTAGCACTTACAATACGTGAGCCATTTTCAAATTCAATTGAACCTTTGTTATAGTTTGTAACTCCTGCTCTAATATGATCAGCACACATTTCATATCCGTATCTAATACGTTGCATAATTTCTTGTGCGCCTGTGTATTTGTGTGCGGCAATTAGAATAGTTTGATCTGGATTAAACATAGCATACCATAACAGATAAATTGCGGCGCAAGTAGTCTTGCCTGTTTGCCTTGGTAGCATGTTAATATTAAATCTATAATCGTGATAACTTTGAAGCAATCTAGTTTGATATTCGTAAGGGTCAAACAAAAGTTTGCCTCTTACAGGATGCTGTATATAAGCAAAATTCCGTGCAAAGTAATCATAACCAAATTTAGCGTCACTGCATTTAAGCAGTTCTTCAACTTGGTCGTTTGTAAATGTTTCTCGTTTATTGGCTTTCTTAATTAAGACGCCGTCAAGTGATTTGCTCATAGTAATATTTACCGAAAAAAATAGGACCCGAAGGTCCTATTGAATAGTGTTGGGGGGTGTTAACCGCAGTGTGCCGCGAATAGTTTTTCGAATTTGCCTTTATCGCAACCGTATCCGTCTTGTACTTTTTGGAACATTTCTGTTTTAGTACAACCGCTTGCCATAAGTTTTTTCATTTCGCCTACACATCCTGATTCGTCAAAGTCATCTTCTTCTGCTTCAACTACTTCGTCTGTTTCTGCCATTTTAGACATAAGTGCATCACGTAGTGCTGATTGTAATTCTTCTACAGCCATTGCATTGTCACCGTCTTGTGCTTTTGCATATGCTTTCTTCTCACGGTTAATACCGCCTGATAAATCTTTAGTCATATACTGATGATCTTTATAATCTTCTTCTGGTGAGTTGTCGTAGCCTGCTTCTTCTACGTCATCTTCCATGTCCATACCCATGATAGTATCTTTGCCATCTTTGCCTTTGTCCATGTCTGGCATGTCTGGTGGTCCGTCCATTCCGTCTATATCCATCGGCGGTGCTAGTTTAACTAGGTCACGCATTTTACCCATGTCTGGTGGTCCCATTGGTGGCATCATATCAGGCTTCATTGCTCCTGCATCTGGTGCTCCACCGTCACGCATAATTTGTACTAGGCGTGCAACATCATCTGCTGTTTCGCCTGACATATTAATACTCATTGAAGCCGCTTCATTAATCTGCTTAACTTCTTTTGGACCGTCCATAGAATCTAAAGTGTTCTCCAGGTCCGTTAATTTTTGTAATAAATCTTTCATATTAGCCTCCTACAACTGCTTTAGTGTTCTCTGATGAATCAATGTCAGCACTTTCACCTTTTGGTGCCGCTTCCATTGGATCTGTATTACGTTCTTTACGTGCTACTTCTAACTCTTTGAGTAAGTCCATTACTCTGTTACCAGCAACATGATCTTGTGCTTTTGGATCTGCTTGTTCCATTTCTAAAGTATCAAGTTTTGATTCATAAGGTTCGCCGCTTTTTGGTGCTTGATATTCTTCTCTTGGATCATTAGCATTTCTTACAATAACATGACTTTGTTCACATTCGCAACATTTACAAATATAATCTTGTAACACTTGTGATGTAGTTGGATATGCTACTTCTGCATCGTAGTAAGTAACTTCCATGTTTTGTAATTGTGGAAAATCGAGTGGGCGTTCTTGTATTGGTGTCTTTTTACCATTTGACATTGAAACAAGATCAAACTTTTTCAATGCAGTTTCAAGTGAATCTTGAATACCTTCTTTGGGTGCGCCTGCTACCCCGATTTTAAATTCGTAAGTCTTTTTTGACTCAGTTAATATTTGCGTAAATGTTTTCATGACGGTTATCCTCTAATACTATTTATCTTTATCCATATCTTTTAATCTTGCTAATAGACTGTTCCTATCAGTAACAATAGCACCGTGACCATTCACAATACCGGCTTCTTCTATGGGTGAATCTTTATCTTGTTTCTCTTTTTTCAGTTGTAGGTCAATCATTTTAAGTTTTTTGTCCATTTTTGCTACTTTAGCATCTAATGATGTTTTAAGCATTGACCCTGCTACTTCAAATACTCTACCACTATATCTGCTTTCTACATTCATACCAAGATCCATCAAATCTTCATAACTTTGTAGTGCTTTGTCTGCAATCTCGTTAAGTTCAGCATCTGCTTTTTCACCTAGCCCTTTGACACTAGGTAATGCACTAGCAATCTTATCAAACTCTGCTATATCACGCATAGTTTCTTTTTGCTCAGCAACTTCATATTTCTTTTGTTGCTTTTCTTGCTTAGATGCCTCGTCAATAATTTCCTTTGAATCAGGTAAATCAAGCAAGTCTTGTAGTTTCTTTGTCATTTTAATATTCCATTAACTGCTACTATTATTTAGCAGATTTAGGATCCTGCGCCCATTTTTCTTTGGTTATATGTATATACCATGCTCTAAATGGTTTGCCTAGACCTTCTCCACCTGGATTATACAAATAAGGTCTTAACCAATCAGGATAACCTCGTCCACGACCTGCATTATTTGTCTTAATAAAAACTTTATCAACATATTGAAACACATCATCAAAAAAGAATTGCCAATCAAATAGTTCTCCTGGTTGTAAACACTCTCTGTCGAATACTGTTCTACTAGCAATAAACAAATCATATTTGCCTGGAAAGTCCATAGGCTTATTATTATAAATGTACAAGTGGTGTCTTTTTAAATTGATTATATCACAACATTGTTTGTATATAGGACCAGTATGTTCTTCTTCAATATCAGTTCCTTCAACATGTATACCTTTTTGCATAAGCAAGTATGGCAACATTCCTACACCAGTACCAACGTCAACTGCTGTTTTAACATTATCAAGCATACCAAATTCTTCTGCTTTCTTAACCGTATATTCTTTTTCAGGCAAATGAATATCCCAATGTCTTACATACTTTGCTCCTCTATCCTTTTTAGCAAATCGGTTAACTACATCAAACATTTTTGATTTATATTCTTGTATATCCATTATCCTCGCCTTCCGCTATGGAAAATATCTTTTTCAGTAACTATTCTAAAATACATTCCTTTTTGTTTACACCATGCTCTAGCGGCTTCCCATTTTGCTTGGTTAACAATCCATGCCGCTTGATTGTGTTTACTTCGACCTAATTTTTCTTTGAGGGTTTGATTTTCAGGTTTAACTTCTATTATTTCAACTTTTCGAGAGCCGCCTTTATTTGCATACGCAATAAAAAAGTCAGGCACATATATTGTGTGTTTACCAGTTAATGGATTTCTATAAGGAATCTTTACTGCTTCACTAGCCCATGCTTGTATGTAAGCATGTTCGTCGCACATTTTCATAAAAGCAAATTCCCAACTACTTCTGTATGTAGGAGTTCGATTACCTATATACTTGTCTGGATTTTTTAAGTTATATTTTCCCTGAGCAAAGCGTCCCATGGGCTTACACCACTATGTTACGTGATTCTTGTCTAGCGACAGTATTTTCTGTTTTGAATCCTATTACACTTACTTTAGATCTATTGTAGTTTACAATTTCTCCTACTAACCCGCTAATTTGTACATCATCTAAACCTTTTAATGTGTCAAGTAAAGTATAAACATTTACTTCATCTATTTTTGCTTGTTGTAGTAATACTGTTGCAACTCCTGTTGCAGAATTTTCGTCAAATCCTCTTTTTAGAAAGAATCCAATAACTGAATCAACTTGAGTTGCACTATATGATATAGGAGCATCAAAGTATTTGTCAAAAAACTCTTTTACTTCTGTTGAACTATCTACTGGTTCTAATTTATAACTACTGCTCATCTAGGTCCATTTCTTCCTGATTGTAATGTTGATCCTGAACTAGAACCAACTGATGTAGAAGTACCTACGTTTGCTCCAGCACCGCCAAAAGCATCTAAACTGTTACTTGTACTAACACCTGCCGCTGTATTATTATTAGCGGCCGCTTGCATAATTCTATCAGAATAAATTGCACTGCTAGTATTTACTGATCCACCGTTTGTACTTGTTACTGACGCACTGCCACCGTTGCCAGATCCTTTAGGAATATTAATGTTGCTTAATCCTCCAACATTTTCTCTTCCTATATTTGTGATTGCTCCTTTAAGAATATTAAATCCTTCTTCTCGCAATCCTTCTTTTGATAATGACTTTGCATTTTTAAATGTATTAAATGCTGTTAATGCTGTACCTAAGTTAAACTGGCCTCCTGCAATATCGCCAAGAACATCGCTAATCCCGCCAATTACACCACCGCCACCAAATAAACTACTAGTGCCGCCACCGCCTATTGTTAATGGACTTGGTGTTTTATCATAGTGTGTAGTTGCAAAACCTTTTGGACTATTTTCGCCTGTTGGACCTCTACTATAAAATACTGCTTCGTATGCTATACTAATTTGATTTTGTGACGGGGTACTGTTGTCGCCACTATCCATTTGATCATGTGTCAACCCAGTTATCATAGGATTTACTAGTGTGTATCCTAGATACTCATGTCTCGCCATTTGGTAAATTGTAATTTTATTAAAGAATGGTGTTTTATGATCGTTGTCTAAACCGTATCTATAATTTTGTGTTATTGGATCAGTATATGTGTTACGAGGATTGTAAGGTGGATTAACGCCATCATCTCTATAATTACCGTCTCTGAAATAATATCTATAATATGCTTCCATTAATGTTGTAGTCAATCCCATATTATCATCATGGAATGTAATGTTTACTGGATCGTATTCGATACTAGTTTGTAAATTCTTTTTACGATTATACATGTTTTTAGTTGCAGTTTGAATACTGAACTTAGGTAAATCTGCAGATTTTACCAGCATGTTAATTTCATTTCTATGTCTTTGCTCTAATTGAGGTATAACTTTTTGTGCTTCTGGACTTAATTCAAATACACAATGATATAAGAACTTTGTCTTGGGTGCAAGACGCATACTGTCGTCTGTGAATAAACGAGCCGCATGTTGGTAATCTTTTAAATTACCGCCAGGGTTTGTTGCACCCTGTAAAACATTATTTAAAAATCCATTAAGTATGTTAGCCATATAAATATTTATCCTTAAAAGAAAAGTGCGTATAAAATAAAAAAGGGTGACCTAAGCCACCCTCTTTTGAATACTATGGCAATATTACGGATTTATTATAGTCCGCCGCCGCCTGTTACTAGACTGTTAATAGTTCTACCAACTGCTGTACCAATACCTTCACCTTGTGGTGATTGGATAGCATTGTCGTAACGTATTGCAAGTGCAATAGTTACCGGTTCATTTGAACTATATGCTAGTGTGTTATAGTTTGCGTTTTGGATAAAGCAACCGTATAACTCGAATGTTTCTAGTACGTTTGGTGTGTTAGCACCGTTACCACCATCTAAGATTTCAATACGTGTTGTGTATTTGTAATCAATACCTGATGCCGCACTTGACTGTTCGAAAAAGTCAAATTGTTTCTGAAGTTGTTCGCCAACTAGTTTTTGTACACTGTTGTTTACATCTTCTCTTAAGTTTAATGTAATTGGTTCCCAAGTAGGACGACCTGCTAGGTATGCTCTACTGTTGTAAACTGGAATTTCTAATTCCTCAAAGTTTACTGTTGGGCGTGTTACATCAATAACTTGTTTTGTAAGTTCTGTTGTCGGTGTTGATACACCAAAGTTCTCAAGTGTCACTCTAAAACGATACTGTAGTTTCGGCATCAACAAACCTTGTGTTGATGAACTACTATCGCTCGCTAGTGGTACTGTAATTTTTGAGAGTGTTGAAATTGCCATAATGTTTTACTCCTGTTACAAGTATTTATCAATAACGAGCCCCATATTTCAGGGGCTCATTTTATGAATTATAAACCTGCAATCTCCCCTGTATTCTTAAGTCTTAATGGAATGTAAATGAATTCCACAGCCTTAACTGGTTCAATTGCTATATCTAAGTATAGTTCGTTTCTATCAATTCTACTTGGAGTATTGTTAGATTCGTCACAAACTACAATGTAGTCGTATAGTGCTCTGCTACCTACTAGTTCTAACATTAAACTTTCAGCCGCTTGTTTGATCTCATCACGTGTGATCTTATCATTTGGCTCAAAGATGTAAGGTTTAGCAAGTTTATTAAGTTGACTACGCATGTAAATTACTAGTCTTGCAACGTTTACTCTATCCAATGCACTTGCATTCTTTGCTCTTGTTTTCTGTCCGAAACAAACAAGTCCTGCGCCTGTAATGAATGTGATAGGGTTAACACTAATTCCAAATAGCGTATCACGCTGTCCTTCGTTTAGTGCGATCGAAACAAATTCGCCTTCCTTATCAATGTATCCTGTTGCTGTTGCGTTAGTAACTCCGCCACGTCTTGTTCCTGCTGGAGCAAACCATGGAAACGAAACTTGATCACTTAATGCAATAGTTCTTAGCATCATGTGACTTGGTGGAACAACAATGTTGTTACCAGCGTTATCACTTGTAAAGCCCCATGGATAATAAACACCTAAGTATTCATCTCTACTAACTAAACCATCGCTATTGTCTTCAACTGCAAGAGCAACGTTTGTGCCCCATTCGTTAAGTGAAGTAGCACTTGAATCTAGTGTTGCTGGACTGTCACCTACAACAAATGCTGTTAAGCCTCTGTCATAGTTTAGTGAAATCATTTCGCCAATTAGTTCTGGATAACCCGGTGCCGCCATTAAGTTAAAGATTCTTGATTCATCATCTCTAATATCTTGGTTGCTATTGATCATTGCTTGCATTGCTTGTACAACAACTGCTCTTTGTGCTGATTGACCAAACTTACCTGAACCGTCTGCATTATTTGCTGATTCAGTTACCCATCTGTGTGGATAGTATCCTGCCATCGGAGCATCTGCTTGACGACCGTTGTCTGCTGTTACGTCAATGTAGTTACGTACAAATTTCTTAACATTAAAGCCACTTCTACGTGTATTAAACAAAATCATGCCTTTTGGATATAGTGCAGGATCTGGAGCATCAAAGTCTAAGAAGTTACTAGTTAGTAATTCTGTAATAGTTGCTTCTTTGCTGTTAGCACCTGCTAATCCCCAACGTGCATCTCCAAACAGTACACCGTCTTGAGTTGTTTGATCACTTGAATCTAATAACACCCAAAGTTGTTTAGCATGTGACCAGCGATAAATCTCTGGATACTTGTCAATGTTTGTAGTGTTAATCCAAATGTCACCATCTTTCAATGCTGTACCATCTGATTGTCCTGTTAGCGCCAAAGGTTCTGTAGCACTTACAATTGGTCCTGCAGGGTCAGTTTTATCGCCTGCCGCCGCCGCAAAGTAAGGGCTAGTTGAATCTTGATAACCTACCCAAGTAGTACCATTATGAATCATAATGTCTGCTTCATCAACAATTGAATTGTACCATAATGTACCATCAGTTGCTAATGCTGTAGGAGCAGTTGCTCCGTTGGTTGCAGTTAATACTTTCCAGTTTGTTGCAACAAAATCATTTGATGTATCGCCTGCTGGTGCTGTATATAAGTTTGTAGTATCAGTTGTACTAAAGCCAATTTCTGCTAAGTGTCCGCTTGTGTCAGCAATTCTAAAGTCGCCACCTTTTGAGTGTGAAATTACAACTCTATTTGAACTGTCAACGCTTGCACTTACATTTGTCATTGCCGCATTGTTAATTGCGCCTGCAATAACATCTGCATCTGATGCCGCACCAGTTGCTGTACCAGTAATTGAAACTGCACTGCTTAATGATGCACTACCAACAATCGACTCTTGGATTGTAAATGTAATTGCGCCTGCACTTGCTTGTGTAGTAATTGCACTTGATGTAATTGATGTTGCACCAGTTGAATTACGTTTGTACACTTTAAAGTTAGCAACTAAATCACTTGCTTCTGCATCATTTGATTTGATGTAAAGTGAACTTGTTGCTAAGTTAGCGCCGCCACCTGTTTTATCAAGTGTTGCTAAAGCCGCTTGGTTTGTACTAAAGATCGGAACGTCTTTTGTGTCCCATAATGCTGTAGTACTATTCCAAACTTTGATTGCCCATTTAGCACCTTTGTTTGCTGTTGTAGTCTTAGCCCAAATACTTCCTGTTGGACGTGGAGTTGTATCGCCTGAACCAAACTCGGGAACACTTGTATGAGGGGCAATATTCAACGCCGGTGCCGCATATGTTCCTGCTACAAGACCCATGTCGCCTAATGCTCCTGTGCCTTCTGCAAGTACAATGTTAACTCCTGTTGAGTGTAATCTTAATATATCGTTTGCCGCTTCAACTGATGCAGTAACACCTGAAATATTCAAAGCGTTAATTACTGCCGCTAATGCTGTTGCGGTTGTGTTGTCTGCTGTAACTGTTGTACTGTTTAAAGTAAAACTTAAACCTGACGTTGTTGTTGCGCCAGCAGTACCTGATGCTGTAGCCCAACTTGCTTTCCATGCGCCAGTTCCTACTTCAACCCATGCACCACTTTCATTTTTGTAGTATAGTTTGTGTAGTGTACTTGCCGCTGTAATAGCATAATCGCCTACTGCGCCTACTGATGTTTTCGGTGCACCTGATGCTACTTCGCCAACTAATTTTGTTACTTCAGTAATAACTGTTGGTGCTTTGTAACTAAATGACTGTCCGCCAGTTGTAGTTACAGCCGCTGAATTCCATTCAAAGATACCATAGATAGTACTTGCTGTATCTACCCAATATGTACCGTTTGCTGGATTGCTTGTTGGAGCGTCTGCACTTGCTGTTAGTCCTGCAAGATCAATTCCTGCTCTAACAACGTATGCTCTATTACTTACGCCTAGTAATGAGTAAGCCGCTTGTAATCCATATTCATTAAGTTCACCTGCGTGTATCGGATTATTATTAGTATCCGTATAAAACTTTGGTTCGCCGAATGTTTCTACTAAATCTCTTTGTGAGGTAACCAAAAAAGGTTTACCTGCATTTGCCGCTGTCGTCCCTGGTGCTGTACCAGTTCCGCCGCCATTTTGTTTATCTTGTGCGGTAGCAACAAATATCATTGGTACGGTGCCTGGTTCGCTGGGCGTGTAAAAACTTTCGTCTATTACTTTAACCTCAACACCTGGTGATGATAATGCCATAATGTTTCTCCTTAATAAAGTGTTCGTAGTATTTATATGAATTAGAATTTATATGCTTATAATAGCACCAGAAAAAGGCACCAAAAAGGTGAGGTAAATACGTTATGAGACCTTTATGTGATTGTAAACTGCGCCCTGCCGCTATAAACTATAAGAAAAACGGTAGAATCTATTACCGTAAGAAATGCGAAGCATGTTTACGCAACGGGCCTAAGCATGGTGTACCTAAATGGAAGCAACGTGGTTATGTTAAAAAAGACTACTGTGAAAAGTGTAACTATAAAAGTAAACATCCAGAGCAATTCAATGTATATCATATAGATGGTAATTTAGATAATTGTTCTGTTTTAAACTTAAAAACAGTATGTGCTAACTGTCAACGTATTATACAGAAACAAGGAGTTCGTTGGAAGCAAGGAGACCTTTTACCTGACTTTTAAGTTCATCTATACCTAAGTCGTTGTATATAACATTATTAAAGTCAACTTTTGCCCAGCGCCATTCACTTTCATGTACTTCTTTAGGTTCAACACCAATATCTTGATACATACGCATCCATACAGGATCTTGACCGCGTCTTACACGCCAAACTTCGCCGTGTATACTTTTAATCATATTTGCTTCATTTGGAAAACGTACATCAGGAATAACAAAGTTTTTGTTAGGATATTTAACTAGTTCTTGCTTTACTAAACTTACCCAAATACCATCATCAAACCCATGACGCATACAGTCAGTACCAAACTCTTGTAATACTAGTCTAGGTGTAATAGTGCGTCCAGTTTCTTTAGTCCAAAAGTCGTCTTGTGTTTCACGCCATTCTCTGCTTTCTACTGTGTCTCCTTCAAGCATAGCACGATCCCAGTTGAATACTGTTGCTACACCATCTTTTAATTTATCAGCAAAACTTAGTTTTGTAAATCCGTAATTTTCAACTAAGATATCTCCTACTGTTCCTTTGCCACAGCCAATTAAGCCGCATATTCCTATGATCATAATTTTAGTTCCGATGTGCCTCCGCCTACAGTCCCCCTAGCAAAGAAATTAAATGCCAAACTGTATCGTGGAGTTGTTGTTAGATTTGGGGTAACCATGTGTTCCAAATGACTAGGAAACAATACTAAGTCTCCTGATTTGGGTGATATGTAAAATTCATTTGTATTATATTGAGTAGGTTCTTTAAATGATACTCTAACAGTATCATGAAATAAATTGTAATATAGATGTGATTTTTGGAAAACAATATCTCCTGCATCGGGTTCATTTTGAATATAATATACTCCACTAATCATAGCATTACTGTGCCAATGTAATGTGTTCTGTTCATTTTGTGAATGCCTATTAATCCAACTGTTTTGCATTTCAAACTCTACATCGTCATTAACTTTAAGTTCGTCTTTTACAAATACGTTACATGCATTTTGAATTTGATCTTTTAACGATGCTAATTTTGGATTGTTCAATACATATTTGTCTGATGTATGATCGTGCCCAGCCGCTTCATCAGGATAATCTAAGTTTTCAATCCATGCCATTGTTACAGGATCTACTGAGCCTATGTTTGCATAAAACAAAGGAATTGAAAATAAAGGTGTTGTTTGATATTTCATAAGTTTACCCTAACTGAGTTCTTTCCTAGTTTGCCTTTAGGAAAATAATTAAAAGCCAAACTATATCTATCTTGTTTATCATTACTGAGTGTAACCTCATGCTCTAAGTGGCTAGGAAAAATTAAACAATCTCCTGTCATAGGTTTAACTGTCCATGCGCCTACAGTATATTGGCTCCAATTTTCTTTAGTATTAGGACGTACATGTTCTGGAAATGAATTTAAATGTTGTCTATTTTTTCTAAATGTAATAGGATTAGATTGTTCACCTACTTCAGGATAATATACTCCACTAATTACTGAATTTGCATGATTATGTAATCCTATGTCGCTACCGACATTCATTTTATTAATCCAACTTGTGGTTAAAACAAACTCAGTATCATCGTCTACATCTAATACAGTGTATGTAAAATGGTCTACTGCTTTTTTAATAAGAGTTAGTAAGTTGCTTAATTTCGGCTGGCTTAACACGTCAAATCCTCGCTCTGACGCTGGTAAATGATCTTCACTGCCATATTGTGCAACAGAACTATCAGGACATTCTAATCGCTTCATCCATGCAAGTGTAATAGGATCTAATGGTCCAATGTGTGTCTTTAATAACGGTGTAGAGAATAGGGGTGTAACTTCATAATGCATAGTATAATAATACTATCAATATTTCAGTTTGTCAAGTGTTTTTTAACCTATTGTGAATCCGTAGCCCATTCCGCCGGCTACTTGCTGTGACACATCCATTTCTAGTTTTTCTAGTTCTGCTTGTGCTTCTGCTTTTAATGCATCACCGTTAAGTGAACTACCGCCTTGTGGGCCTGCTATTTGTGCAAACTTGCTACGTGCTTCTCCAAGCATGTATTTACAAGTTGCAACAGTATAATCTTTAATCCATTGGCTTGCTAGATAATCTGCCAATAGTTGCTCATCTGGACGATAGTTATAACATAGTAGTAACAATGTTTCTTGTGTGCGTGGACGCTGTAACATTGTAAATTCTTTTGTTGTTGTATTCCATTTGAATTCAATATAAGAACCAAACATACGTCCTACTAATTCTTGGTACTGACTAAACATATCGTATGTTGCTAATCCGCCCATGTTTGAACTTGATAACAAATAAGTATTTGTGTATGCCATGTTGAATGGTTCAAACAATGTACCGCCATCGCCTCCACCACTACGTGAACCAATTGAACGTCTAAATACTCTTCTTACCTCAATAACATTTTCTGGTAAAACATATGTATTTTGATCTTCGACTGTTGGCATAAACATGTACGATTCTTCAACTGAATTATCACTACGTTGTCTAAATTTTGACAACGCCTTGCCTAATGCAGTTTCATAATGAACTGGATCAAGTTCAACGTCTACCATACCTCCGCCTAATAAAGCGTAAACGTAGTCGTAAACTTCTTGTTTTTTAGTTGCTAATGTAGCCATATGTATAGTCTCCACTAGTATTTATCGTTAGATGTCTCGTTCGATAAATATGTGTATGCCAAGACTATCCTTATATAAACCAGAAAAGGGCAATGATTATCATTTTATGGACAAACAAATCCATGAAATGTTTACTGTGGGCGGAACTGATATATTCATTCACAAGTATTTAGGCCCAAATAATCCTGATGAAGCAAACGCAACGGCGGATCAACCCCGTTATAATGCTGTGAAAGAAACAAATATTCAAGATATGTTATTCTTAGAAAATAGGGATAGAAAGTATGATCCAGACATTTATACAATGCGTGGCATTTATAATGTGCAGGATATTGACTTTGATATGAGTCAATTTGGATTATTTTTACAAAATGATACACTGTTTATGACTATTCCAATTAACGGAAGTGTTAAAACATTAGGCAGAAAAATTATGAGTGGTGATGTTATTGAACTACCACACTTAAAAGATGAATATGCGGCTAATGACTATTCATATGCACTTAAAAGATTTTATGTAGTTGAAGATGTAAACAGAGCCGCAGAAGGTTTTTCACCTACATGGTATCCGCACTTATATAGAATTAAATTAAAACAAATTGTTGACTCACAAGAATTTAAAGAAATACTAGACTTACCTGCACAAGAAGGTTCAAGTGATACATTAAGAGATGTACTATCAACATATGAAAAAGAAATGCAAATTAATAATGCTGTAATTCAACAAGCAGAAGCAGATGCACCTAAGTCAGGATATGATACAGCACATTATTATACACTAGCAACTAATGATGATGGTACAGTTGCACTTAAAACCGCAGACGAAACTGATATTGATGCTAGTAATATTGGTGTTGATGCAAGTGAAATAAGTGACCGTCCTGATAGATCAGGATACAAAGGATATTTACTTGGTGTTGAAGGTAATAATGGTGCTCCGTATGGTATGGGAATTAGTTTTCCAACTTCATCTGTAGACGGAGATTATTTTTTGAGAACAGACTATTCACCTAAAAGATTATTTAAGTATGACGGTAATCGTTGGATTAAAATGCAAGACGGCGTAAGGGTAGACTTAACTAATACTGATACACGTAATACACAAAAAACAACATTTATTAATAACCCTGCAACGTCACAGATTGGTGGCGAAACAGTTAAAGAGAAACAGAGTCTTTCAAAAGCACTAAGACCTAAGGCAGATAATTAATGGAACATTTTTATGACGGTCAAGTAAGGCGTTATGTTACTCAAATGGTAAGACTTATGAGTAACTTTTCTGTCAAAGACGGAAAAGGTAACCTTACACAAATACCTGTAACTTATGGTGATCTTACACGTCAGGTTGCAAATATTATACGTGACAATACTGAAAACAAAATACCTAGTGCGCCGCGTATTGCTGTGCATGTAACTGGTATGGAAATAGATAGAGAACGTACAAGTGACGCTAGTTATGTTAGTAAAGTTAATATTAGAGAACGTGCATATGATAATGCAGGTCAAGAATATTTAAATTACGAAGGAAAGAACTATACTGTCGAACGTTTAATGCCTACACCTTATAAACTTACTTTCAATTGTGACATTTGGTCTACAAACACCGATATGAAACTACAAATACTTGAACAAATATTAGTATTGTTTAATCCTAGTTTAGAAGTACAAACTACTGACAACTATATTGATTGGACTAGTTTAAGTGTTGTCATGCTAGACAGTGTTACATGGAGTTCAAGAAGTGTTCCCGTAGGAGTTGATAGCGAAATTGATGTTTCAACATTAACATTTACAACACCTATCTATATTAGTCCACCAGTAAAAGTAAAAAGACTTGGTGTTATTACAAATATTATAACAAGTATATTTGATGAAAATACAGGAACATTAGATTTAGGATTAAGTATGCCTACTTTGAATGCATATGATGATGCTGTTGTGCCTGGCGTTGCAGATAAAAACGGTCAACGTTCAGTAGAAACAACTGCGGCTAAACATGTAGTCGGTACTAACTATCAAGATTATGGTATATATGTAACTGGCACATTGGCTCAAATAGAAAGCCGTGGCATAGTAGGAGCAACAAGTTGGAGGCAGATATTAGACAGTCATCCTGGACAGTATCAAGACGATATTAGTAGAATATATTTTACAAAATTAAACGAAACTACACACGAAGTAACTGGTACAATTAGTATCAACTCAATGGACGAATCGCAACTTATAATAAACTGGGACACAGACACGTTCCCAAGTAATAGTATTATACAAGGCCCTATTAGAAACAACAACCAATGGACATCAATTGATTATATTATTGATCCACAAAAAACTGTACCAACAGCGGTAATGAAAGGGTTAGGCGGTAGAATACTATTGCTAAATGACATTGGCGATGCTAGTAACGTAGAAGGCGCAGATGCTTGGAGAGGTTTCTCAGGAGATTTAGTTGCTAAACGTAACGATATTGTTGAATGGGACGGTCAAAGTTGGGTAATTGTATTTGAAGCGGCTAAGAAAAAAGAAGTTACATATGTAACTAATCTAAATACAGGTATTCAGTATCGCTGGGACGGCGAAGAATGGCTGTTAAGTGTTGAGGGACTATATCCAGGAGGCACCTGGCGCATCGCCCTTAACGGCTAATTATTTGTATGAACCAGATAATTTGCAGTGGAACTCTATTCTACAGTTTAAAAACACAACGTTTTCTCTTATTACATCGTGCTCATGGCAAGACTAAAAACTTATGGGGTTTAGTAGGCGGCACGGGCGAAGGTAAAGAAACACCTTGGGAAGTACTTAAACGTGAAATTACTGAAGAAGTAGGGTTTGAACCTAAAATCGAAAAAACAATTCCGTTAGAAACTTTTATATCAACCGATCATCAATTCCAATTCCACACTTACTTGTGTGCAGTTAAAGAAGAATTTATTCCTGCTTTAAATGGAGAACATGATGGATATGCATGGGTTAAAAGTGGTAGTTGGCCTAAACCATTGCACCACGGTTTACGCAATACACTACAAAGTAAAATCAATCAAAGTAAATTAGAAACTGTTACAAAAGTTTTAAATTTACTTGACAAAGAATAGATAGTAAGTTATAATAAATTATGAAAGTCTTAGTAATCGGAGATGTAATAATTGACAAGTATGTGTATGGCACTAGTTCGCGAATTAGTCCTGAAGCACCAGTGCCTGTAATTACATATATCGAAGAAAAAGAAACATTAGGCGGCGCAGGTCTTGTATATGAAAATTTAAAGAACTTAGATGTAGATGTTACATTGTTTGAAATAGATCAACCACGTAGTGTAAAGACACGTATCATGTGTGACGGACATTATATTACACGTATAGATGATGACAAGCCGGCAAAAGGAATGGAAGTACTAAAACAAGTACAAGAAACTGACTTTTCAAAATATGACTTTGTTGTACTAAGTGACTACAACAAAGGTGTTTTAGATGAAGCAAAAGATATTATTGCACACATTAACAAGTATAATTGTAAAGTAATTGTTGATCCAAAAGAAAATGCTTGGTTCTACGAAGGTGCTTGGTTGGTAAAACCTAACTACAACGAATTTCATGACTTAGGATTTGATGAATGGCAAGGTAATATTATTACAACTAATGCTGGCGAAGAAGTTATTGCACACATTGATGGTAAAAACTATGAGATCGAAGTAGAAACAGTTGAAGTATCAGATGTTACTGGTGCAGGTGATTGCTTTATGGCCGCATTTGTTTATGGTCTTACAAAAGGTTACACACATAAAAAATGTTTAGAAATAGCAACAAAGGGTTCTACTAAAAGTGTAAAGCATAGTGGCACATACCAATTATTAAAAGAAGATTTAGAAAATACTATTGTGTTTACTAACGGGTGTTTTGATATATTACACACAGGACATTTTGAATTATTAAAGGCGGCTAAAGAAAAAGGTGATAAACTTATTGTAGGGCTCAATGACGACAATAGCGTAAAACGATTGAAGGGCAATAGCAGGCCAATTAATCCTGTAGAAATACGTAAAAAACAATTAGAAATTTTATCTTGGGTAGACGAAGTTATTGTGTTTAGTGAAGACACACCATACAATTTAATTAAATCACTAAAGCCGACCTTAATTGTAAAGGGTGGCGATTATAAAGTTAACGAAGTAGTAGGACACGACTTAACTAGTGTATACATTGTTCCTACAGTTGAAGACTTTTCAACTACAAGTATATTAGAGAAAATAAATGAATGATAAACTAAAAATATTAATTACAGGTCCTGATGGATTTATAGCAAAGAATTTAAAAAAATACCTAATGAGCAAAGGGCATGGTATTGCTGAATATGATTTTATAGAAAATGTAGTACCTGATTGCAGTCAATTTGATAAAGTTATACACTTAGGTGCAATATCAAGTACAACAGAACGCGATGTTGAAAAAGTTTTGAAACAAAATTTAGACTTTAGTCATAGATTATTACAAGTATGTGATATGCAAGGAGTTGATTTAATTTATGCATCAAGTGCTAGTGTATATGGTGATGGTCAACAGTTCAATGAAGATGCTACTAAGCAACCACAAAGTCCATATTCGTGGTCAAAATATTTGTTTGATCGTGGTGTAGAAATGATTAAATGGGAAGATTATAAATGTAATATTAAAGGGTTACGCTTCTTTAATGTATACGGAGAACATGAAGAACACAAAGACGATCAAATGAGTGTGTTTCATAAATTTACAAAACAAGCAAAAGAAACAGGCAAAGTGCATCCTTTTGAAGGAAGTGACGAATACTTGCGTGACTTTATTTACGTTGGTGATGTATGTAAAATTATTGAGAAGATGATGTATGTTGATGAGATGGGTATCTACAATGTAGGAATGGGTAAAACAACTAGTTTTGGATCTATTGCTAATACTATTGCAGACAAATACAATGCAACTGTAGAACCTATTCCAATGCCTAGTGCATTAAAAGGACAATATCAAAAATATACTTGTAGTGATAATACAAAACTTTTAAAAGCAATAGGTGACTTTAAATTTACAACACCTGAAGAATGGATTAACGATGCTAAAATTTGATGACTTAGAGTTACATCAATTATTTTCAGTTCCTGTAGGTGTAGTTCGTATGCCCAAATTAGATGATAAAATACGCAAAAGTCTTATTGAAAGTAAAGAAGTTGTACTAAGACCAAATCCCAATAAGCCAAATGATAAACTAGAAGTTTTAAATGATTATGAAGAATTGAAACAATCAATTACAAAACAAGTAAGTGACTTTATACACGGATGTTTAGGCTATAGTAATAGTGTTGAATTTAAAATAACTAATAGTTGGATTAGCAAACAACCACCTGGTGAACATGTTAATATGCACAATCATGCAAATAGTTTAGTAAGTGCAGTTTATTATTTACAAACACCTACAAATTGTGGTAGATTAATTTTACATAAGCGCAAGCATTTTGATAATATGTTTAGTGAAACAGTTGATATTCCTGTTAGTAATTTTACTCCTGTAAGTAGCACAGGATGGCCATTTGAAGTAGAAGAAGATATGTTAATTATTTTTCCTAGTAACGTAGAACACAGTGTAGAACCTAATTCAAGTAATCAAGATAGGTATAGTCTTGCAACAAACTTTTTTGCGTTTGGCACATTTGGTTATGATAAAGTAAAACAATTGGAGATAAAACAATGGAAAGACTAGAAGGCAAAGTAGATAAAGGTTGGGGATTCGAATTAATTTGGGCAACTAATGAACACTACTGTGGTAAAATGATGGTGTTTACTAAAAAAGGTAATAAATTTAGTATGCATTTTCATAAAGAAAAAGACGAATCATGGTTTGTAAATGAAGGAAGTTTTATTGTAAGATGGATTGATACTAAAACTGCAACACTGTTTAGTCAAACACTTACACAAGGAATGACGTGGCGCAATAAACCTTTATTGCCACATCAATTAGAAGCACTTGAAGATAATAGTAGCATTACTGAAGTAAGTACTGCTGATAGTGTGGAAGACAATTATAGGCTTATACCTGGTGATAGCCAAGAAGGTTTACTGGACGAAATAAAAGGAAAAGTAGCAGATGAGCGATCCGAAGATAGTATGGAGTAATGATGTTAATATTGACTTTTATAAACCCGACTATATTGCACCAAAGTGTGTAGTTGGTTTAGATCGTGATGGTGTCATTAATAAAGACATTCGTGATTATGTTTATAAGGTAGATGATTGGGAGTTCGAAGAAGGCAGTTTAGATGCTGTTGTAAAATTACGTAAACTCGGACATAAAATTGTTATCATTACAAATCAAGGTGGAATCGAAAAGGGCATTTACAGTCAGGAAGATGTAGAAAAAGTACATACTCATATGTTTCAAAAACTAGGAGAAGCAGGGTGTCCTAGTATT